AAAGGGTCATAATATTGACCATCTAGAGCAATTTTCCCAGTCGAAAGAAAAATAGAATCTTTAATAACTATCAAAGGAACTAGATATGTATCCTTAGATTGAGTATCTCTTTTAAATATTTCTGGTAAATTTATCATAATATAGACTTACATTAAGTTTTTCATAGCCATCGCTGATTGCAAATCACCCTCTAGTATATTATCTAAAACAAATCCTTTCCTTATAGCATTGTTGATAGATTGCATTAGCTCTCCCTCTACAAAATCTTGAGACATTACATTCCCAGTAACATTTATCGTTACATTTTGAGCTGAGCCTCCTGCATTTAAACTATTTAAATTTTCAATTCCTATAGCATCTACAGCGCTTCTGCTCATAACATATTCCCCAGATTGCAACACAGCAGGAACTTCTCCCCCAGAATGGTAAGATGTTGGGACTAATCCCCCATTGTGAAATCCTAAAATGCTGCCTATTCCTGAAACTATATTAGTAATAGCGCTTACTCCAGGAATAAGATTTAAAAGCGACTCTGCTCCCGATGCTTGAGAACCCATACTAACAGGAACATTTATTTTTAGAGCGTTAAGAGCTGTAATAGATAATCTTAGTGCAAGTATTTGCGCTAATATTCTTTGAATCTGCCCTACAACTAAATCTCCAAAATTTCTCCAAGTTATAAGCCCTGTATTGGTTTGTAATATAAAGTTTGAAAAAGCTTGGCTCATTGAATTGATTGTTGAAGTTATTTGAGTTTGCTGAGCTATCTGGTCATTTAAAGCTTGCCTTTTTTCTAACTGCACCTCTATTTGCTCGATTTGAGATTGCGTTAAGTTTATATCCTTTTCTTTGGCACTTTGGGTTATCTTTAAAAGTTCTAAAGACATTTCGTCACCAATCAACTTTTCTTTTACTAGCTGATTCTGCCTCCCAAGCTTTTGAATTAAATCGTTTGTATAATTTCTTGTTCTAATTCTTTGATTTTCAAGCTCTTGCTCAACTTTCTTTTTTGTATCTTCTTGTTCCGCTAATTTTCCTCTAAGTTTAAAAAGTTTTTCTTCTGAATCAGTTACGGTCTCTAAGGCTGCCTGGTAATCCTTATGGTCTGAAGCCATCCCAGAAAACAAGACTTTAGCAGAATTAAGCGCATCTTCAGCAATTTTAATTTGCCTTTTAGTCATATGTATTGTGGCTGCAGTTAGCTGGTCTAACTGATGAGCCTGATTTATACTTTTAACTTCTTTAAGTCTTCCTAGTAAAGTCATTACCGATGCTGCGGACTCATCTATTTTAGGAGCGGCTTTTTCTGCCTGTCCGCCTAAAGAAAATAGGAAAGAACCAAGCCTTGAGATTCCTTCAAAAATTGCAAAAAAGGCTACTGATTTAAATGCAAAACCTATAAATCTAACAGCTGCCCCCATTTTATACATTGCCGCTGTAATTTTTGGGAAACTTATTAAGCTAGCTAGCATCACAGCTCTTAATGTTTTAAACCTACTCGAAGTAACAACCATAGCGGTTCCTAAAGCTGTGACCCCTTGTATTGTCTTGCCCATAGGAAATTTTTGAAGTATAATTGCAAGCTCTTTAAATCCATTTACTAAAGGCAGTAATGATTCTGCAAATACTTTCCCTAACTCTTCACCTAAATCCCCAAAAGCATCCGAAAGTTGTTTGGTAGCCCCTGAGTAGGTTTCGGCAGCAGCTTTTGCTTGCCCACCGTAAAGTCTTGCTATTGCAGTTGTAATAGCTTTTAATTTTTGAGAACCTTTTAAGCCTGAATCAATTTCGATTCCATATCTTTGCAAAGCATTTGTACTACTAAATGCGGACTTAACTAGCAAGTCCATTGAGCTTGCCAAATCTCTTCCCTGAGCGGCTGATAAATCTTGAGCCGCAACCGTTAGAAGTTTTATTTTATCCTCATTGCTTGTAAATGCCGCAGCTTGGGCCATAGCGGATATAGTGGCTTCATCTCCAAATGTTGTTACTTCTTGTTGCGCTGATGCAAAGTCTAACAACTCTTGGCTAGTCGAGCCTAAAGCTACCGATAGCTTTTTTTCTGCATTTTCTTGCTCTGAATATAGAGATGTTAATTTTCCAATAGTTTTTGAAAAAGCAGTTGCTGCAAAAGCTGCTAATAAAAGTTTATTTCTATATACAGCTATAGTAGATTGAAGTTTTCCAAATGAAGCAGTATTCCTCTCAACCCTCTGACCAACAAGTTTTTGTTGTTGGTTAAACTTTTTGCTTGCAACAGTAGTTTGATTAGTTCTTTTTTCAAGTTTATTTTGCGCTGCAGCGAGCCTTTCTATTGCTTTAACTAATTTTCTATCGCCTTCTGGCTTAAACTTTATTACTATTTTGTCTGACATTATCTATTTCCTTTTTCTCTTTTTTAGCTAAAGCAGCTTTAATCCCAAATGCCCTTGCAACCCACCTAGCTGGTTGTTCACCATAAGACCCCTTATATGGCGGTGTGCCGAACTTTTCACAGTAAATATACCTTTGTATATCTTTTTGTATTTCATTGTCAAAAAAGACATTATTACAAGCAAAAAAAGGCATCTGAGCAATAACAGATTGAGTTATATCAAAACTCTTGCCCTCTCTTTCATTAAACTGTTTAGTCTCATCTACTATTAAATCGACAACAGCCAAAACATCTTCTTTACATCTAAAAGTTCTTTTTTCTCGCTTCCCATTTATTAAGACTGGTATTTCAGCCGAATATGGAAAACTATGATACTGACAGCCCTCACAAGGAGACCCAAGCATATTAAGTTCTACTTGGAGGGCTTCTCTTCCCCCGCCCCAAGAACCTGTTGCATTTCAGTAAAAATTTGAGTTCTATCTTCAAGGCTTAAAGTTTTAAGAAACTTATCAGATGTGTCCCCATCAATACCAATTCTTATAAACTTAGTGATAGTAGAGTTAGGGGCTTCCATTTGAAATCCGCCATTCCCATCTTGCTTGAATTTACCCCAAACCAAATCTAGCAACTCATCTCTTTCATCAATACTTAGGTCCTTTATTTTAAGGGTTCTTTTATCTTTTAGTTTAATCTCCATTTAAACATCCTCTTTTTTATTTAATTATGCAACGTCTACTGTTAGTAGATTGTCTGTTCCGTTTACAGCTGCTTTTATATCAACATCAAGCATCATTATATCGCCTTCATTGTAAGAGCAATTTGTCATTACCCCTCTTGGAATAGCGATAGAAAAATTAGTAGCAGTTCCTTGAGTTAAAGTTAAGCAACCAGCGTCATCTGCTGTTTGAGACGATTGAGTGTAAAAAGTCTGTGGCAAATCTCTTGTGTCAGAATCTAATTTAACTGTAGCACTTGCTGTTACCGCTGTCTCAGCCCCTCTTGCAAAAGCTTTATATCCATTACTATCTACCCCTGTGAATACAGCAGGGCTATCTATAGCTACTCCAAATGACGATAATATTGGAGTAATACTATAAACTTTAATTGAGCCTGCGGTCAATCCTGCCATAGTTATTGGGGCTCCTGAGTAATTTCCAGTTGCAGGTGTTGTAGTGTTGTTTAAATGTACAACTCTTCCTGTTTGAACTGTTGCGGTATATGTATACTTACCACCATCTGTAGCCATATCTGCATTAATTGCAAAATTTGTACATAAACAACCTTCTAACACAATATTGTTTCCATCAGTTTGGTCTTGCGATATTATGTAAGTTGTGAATGTTGTGTTAGAGTGAGTCGTTGTCCCATAAACCCCACTATTTGGCTGATGAGTGTACGCTATAGCTAAAGGGTCTGCTGTTGAGTTCATAATATTTTGTAATAACAATTTATGCCCTGTGTCGTTATGCAATGTCCCTGACAGAGTGAACTCTGCTACAGTTGATTTGTTGTCGTGAAAAAAATCATTCTCATTAAACAACCTGCTTGTTCCGCTCTTTATATCTAGCCCTTGATTAACATTTAAAGATGGAAACCCTATCGAGTCTACATCTAAATACGATATACTTGAACCTATACCAGCGTCGCTTCCGTTAGTCGATTCTGCCCTTACAGCAACCCTGTAATTTATTGGTGAAAATGCTGCATTAGCCATTATTTACCTCCTTTTGTGCTAGAGGTTGACTTTACTTCCTCTACCTGTTCTTTTATTATTTCTGGAACCACATCTAGCTCCACTTCTTTTCCTTGATTTAAAGCTGTCCAACTATCCATATCTAAACCACAATAATTGTTCATTGAAGATAGTTTTTCGCCATTTATAAGTTTTACTTTCATAATCCCTCCTTAAGAGATATTTCCTGTGTGTTGACATTTGTATTCCCATTGAACCACATAGGTGCCCGATTCTTCATCAGGATTCAATTCTGTTGTTTCCATCCTACAGTTATATAGATTACTGCTATCTGCGAGCGTAACAGCTGTATTATCGTGTATTAGTGCTTCAATTCTTGATACATATCTTAAGACGTGGTCCAATGCTGTTTTTTTAATATTGTGTTCAGCAAAATAATAAAACACGCTTATTGTAAATTCTCTTGATTCGGAACTAACATTATATTCCAACATTTCACTACCAACGGGGTCAAGTCGAATATATTGACTCCCCTCCTGCCCTTCATCTCCTATATATACAGGTAAGGTTCCTTTAAATTCATTGCGAAGAATGTTTCTCAATTTATCGAGAATATTCTTCCAGTTGTTTTGAAATGTTCCCCCTGACACTAAACTAGGCATTATTTGTAATACCTTCTACCAGGAGTCCCTGTCCTAGTTATTTTTATAGACTTCATATCTGAGCTATCTACATACTCCTGCCTTCCAGTTACCTCTATTTCCCAAACATCATCAGCGTGAGCTTCAGAGTTGTCGGCCGCACCTGCAAACCTAATCTGTAATCCTCCAGCCAATGTTTGATAATCTCCTGTTATTTTTTCAGCGTTAACAGTTTTTGTGCTTTTCAATCCATCAGAGTCTTTAACATAAACGCTATAAGTGGCTGTGCCTATCGCTCCAGCGGTATCTATATCTAGCTTAATTAAGTCCCAACTACCGCTATACTCTCCTCTCGTATCTACAGGATGCAATGCTCCTTGTATTGTAGTGGCTTCTCTTATAATCCCTTGAGAGGCATCTGTTGTATTTTGCCAAGACAAAGCCGCTTTACCTTCATTTAATAATTCTATATTCTTATCAGCTTCTTCCATAAAAGACACAGCTAACTCAGACTTATGGTCTTTTGTCTTAATCATAAAAGCAGCGGCAATCAAGCCTACTGTCCTTATAACCATATAGTCATAGTTGCCTGATTTATCTTTTAATTGCTCCCTAGGTAAAGAAGGGTCAACTCTTGAGTCAAAGTATCGGCTTGCATCTGCTCTATATTGAGTTACCATCCCTACAAACTCTTCTCCTCCTTCCATTAATTTGTCGACTGGAGTGTTGGCTGAATAATAATAACATACATCTTCAGCAGAGTTGTAGAACCATTCCCCTTCAACATTTAAGTCAGTATGAGCTGATTGAGCTGGGCCTAAGTCTTCCCCATTTGCAAATAATTGAGTTACTTGCCCACTATCGTGAGCAGCATATTTATTAGTTGTTACTTCTACCCATCCATAGATAGGAGACTTTTGGTCAAACTCATCTAACTGAGGAAATATTCTTTTTAATTCTTTATGCGTTATATATGTTGGTGCTGTTGCCATTTATTTTCTCCTACCACATTTTGCAAGACCAATATCTTGCTTTAGTTTTTGGTCCAGGCGTAGCACACTTGTGCCTTGCTCTAAAAGACTTTCGTCTTGCAGGACTTGATTTTTTAATTCTCATATTAGGGTCACCAAAAGTAACTCTTTTAGTTCTAGAGTTATCTTTAACATAGACTTGGAATTTTTTTCTTCCATAGCCTGCTTGACCTTTGCGAATACGACTTGGCTTGTTCAATCTAACTGATTTACCTTTAAACTTTGCCAACTCATTTTCTCCTTTTAATTCTTCTTTTCATTTTTTTCTTTTTAGGTCTACCTCTTTTTTTACCGTATGTTCCTTTTCCGTATGGCATAATTCCTCCTTTACCCTAAGCTTATTACTCTAATATCTGTATTAACTTTTTGGTTGCAACTTCTAGCTTCTAGAGCTGCAATACCATTAATTGTTGTTGCTGCACTTTCTACTCCGCCTGAGTGCCCTGCCTGTGTATTAGCACTTACTACAAATTCTGCATTGGCTGGGCCTGTAAAACTAATTGCTCCTGTCTCATAATTAATAGAGCCTGAACCATTTGCCCCTGAAAGCACTCCCTTGCCATTATCTGTCATAAATACTGCACTATTTTTGCTTTGTGTGTACGTTTCTTTATCATAAACAACATCGTCAGGCAATTTAGCTGCAACAGCAGCTTCTAACACTCCAACCGCTGGAACAATCCCAACCCCAAATGGAGTAGTTCCGCTTGATGGTGCTGCCATTAATATTGCCCCTGTGGAAAGTCTAGAGGTATCAGTAATTCTAATGTCTCCATTAACTATCCCTATTGTAGCCTTTTTGTTTTTTAAGTTAGTTCCTGTTGTAAATTTATCATTAATCGCTGATTGTATTTTGTTTATAACATTACCAAATGTTAAATCACTTGAATCGGTGGTAAATGCTACATCATCAGACGACCCCCCTGATATAGTTAGTGCGAATGTGTAGGTTGTTGAGGCAGCTAGTCCTGTTTTTGTGCTACTAGATATGCCTGATAAGCCAAACTCTTGATAGCCTTGATTGTAGAATTTAATAGCAATAGAGCCTGGGACTATTCCATCTGCTACTGCATCTGCTGTCCTGCCATAGCCAAAGAAATTCATAGCTTTAAATTTGCCTGAAAGATTTGTTTTAACTACTGTAGCACTACCATTTCCCCCACCATTATAAGATGTGTCATCAAAGTCGTGGTGCATATTAAAGAAAGGAAGTCTAACCGCAACGTCATCAGCGTGCGTTGCTGCTGTTGAGCCATATAATCCTCGCACTATTGTGCAGGTACTATTAGCTAAATCTGCTCCTGTTCCTACAGCTGTTACTTCACATATTTCATTTTCTAATCTTATTAAGTCCCCTACTTTAAAATATTTACTATGCCCGTCTTCTAAGTTAAGAGTTGTGTGAGTTGCATCAGAGCCTAAAGTTGCTGATGTAGCGTGGTCAGCATCTGCACCACTATCAACATACTCATTTGAATTAGGTACTGCATTATCAACAGCCACACCCATTCCACCACCAACTGCCCCTGTGGCCCCAATGAGCCTATTATTAGGCAAATAAACACACTCCCCAGCAGGTAATAACATAGCTAAATAATGTGTGGCATCGCTTAAAGAGTCTGCTGTATTGTCTGCATCTGTAGTCCACTCTGCTGTGCTAATCAATAACTCACAAGCAACTGAGCCTGTATTTTCTACAAGTATTGCTTTTGGAGCTACCATTGTATCATTTGCTACATCCCTTGAATAATTAACTAGGTCAATTCCCCCATTAGAATTGTCTACTTTTATAGTTTTATCAAAGATAACATTATATGCACCTGATATTCTTTTTAAATACTCACCTCTTGGTGTTGTAATTTTTATTTCTTTTGTATAACCTGCCATAATTCTCTCCTATTGGTAATGATATTTTACTATTAATTGTGCTGTAACGTCATCTGTTCCACCTATGTTTTCTACAAAGGCTAAAACTACTTTGTCTGCTGCTACATCCGCTGAATCTACAGTTAATGTTGTTGATGTTATCCTGTCATCTCCTGCTGTTAATGCACTTCCATTATGTGCTAATAATGTTCCATTTGACAAATCTCCTGCACCTGAACCTGTGCCTGTAGCCATATCATAAGAAAATAAATGGAAGTTTAATGTTGTTGCTCCATCTGCTGATGCTATAACTCTTATTTCATCTATTGTAATTGCTGTTGGAATGTACCACAAAACAGGAACAAAAACCTCTGCTGAACTAGCTATTGTGTATGTAGTCTGAGGGTCTGTGCCTGTTCCAAATGTTATAGGTGTGTAATCTGTATTGCTTACTGTTTCTAATGCTGTCATTGAAATCATAGGATAGTGATTACCTGCTGTAGGACTCATATCAAATGTTCCAAACTCTTTTATTTGTGTATTAACATAGCTTTGCGTGCTTCCTGCTTTAACAGCACTATTAGTTGTATCTACAGTTAATAAATTAGTACCATCAGATGCTTCTACTAAAAAAGCATCTCCTGAATCTGAACTTGGTTTGACTTGAGCTTTGTTTTGTCCAAGTGTTAAAGCTGTAGATTGACCTAAACCATCTTTAATAGCTGTGCCACTAGCAGTTCTTCCTGAGCCACTATTCTCTACTTGAAGTATATCTCCATAAGTTGATGCTATAGTTTTATTTGTTAAAGCCATAATTCTCCTTAATTAAGATGTTAAATCCCATCTAAAAATTATTGTTGCATTTACATCATAAGGGTTTGCTGCATGTGTTAATTGAATTGTATACAACTTACCTTTATCTAAATTAACATCCCCTGAATCAGGAGAAGTTAAATCGACTGTGTGTGTAGTATCATCGGCAATATTTATTGATTCATCCTTTTGAAATGTCATAGTTGCTGGAATTTCTGTGCCATCAGATGCTTCATATATCTTTGTAATAACAGTTCCATTCTGTGCTATTTCACTTCTCCATTGAACTTGATGAAGAACCCCATCATAGGGAGCAATAAAACCTAATCTTTCATTACCAGCAGAAGGGTTTGTTGATTCTATAGTTCCACCTGTCAATGGCACATAGTTAGCTGTTGCACCATTAGCATAATAACCAACTCTTTGAACATCATAAAAATATTTGCCAATACCAACTACATCTGTTCCTGCATCATCTGTAAAACATAGCTCATTAGGTGTTGAGTTTTTAACCCATATCTGCCCTTGACCTGCAACATCTGCTGAAGCATTAAGTCTTTCTTTAACCATTAAAGAACCCTGAGATGTTAGTGTTCCATTTCCTAAAACTGACTCATCTATCTTTAGCATCTCATCACCACCAACATAAATGCTTAAAACATCATCTGATGATTCTTGAATATAAGTTGTTGAGCCTGAATCAAATACAACACTTCTACCTGTATAAATATCTCTATCTGCCTTTAAATCTCCACTAGAGTTTAATGTTAGTTTAGTTGCAGCTCCTACTGTTGTATCGCCTGCATCAATCTTTAAATTATTACTATCATTCGCATCATTACCTATTGTCCATCTGATTGCTGTGGTATCATATAATAATATCTTAGAATCATATCCTGATGATGGAACTAATGCAAGAGTAGCTTCATTGTCTGAGTCATCACCATCCCCTCCATATAATGCTGAATTTATAGAAAGAGCATTTGCTCTAACAGTAACATAGCCTCCTGTAGTTGTTGTTTCTATCTCAATGCCATCAGTCATTTTTATGTCTGCTGTAGAGCCTTCAATAAATAAATCGCCCTGAATAACTAAGTCTTTGCTAAATGTAGTTTTTTCATTAATTCTAACTTTATCTTCAGCCAACTCAATAGGAGAGGTTTTCTCTCCAACCCTTAAAGGTCTTAAATTTTTATCTAAGGCTTTATCTGTCTTTAACTCTTTGCTCATTTAATTCTAAGTTTCTTTTTTACCCCTGATAGTGTTTTTTCTAGTTTTAATATTTTATTTTCAAGTTGAACTACTTTATGGTCAAGCTCGTTAGGCTCCTTGACATATTTCATTATATCAAAGAGCTTAAACTGCTTAGACAATAAATCAATTATTTTATTTATAACGAGCTTCTGTAACATTAGTTATCTGACCTTAATCCTTTGATAAGCCCTCTTAATGCTCCGCCTACCAGATTGTCTACTAAGTCAATAAAATAAGGCTCTACAGTCTTATTCCATATCTTTTTAGTAAATGACCATTTAGTCAAACCTGCTGTCATTAAAA